ATTTCTTGGATTTATACCATGAGGCCGCCATTTGATGGGTTTCCCACACCTCGTCAGCCGTACCAGTAACCTCAAACCACTTGAGAGAATGTTGTTTGCCTTCTCTAGTAGTATAGATAGGCTCAAAGTCAGTGTTAATAGCTTTACGCCAATCATACACTTTCTCTTGAACAATGTCAGCAACTTGCGCCAACATCTCCCCATGGAGCTCACGGTTTTCCGGCTTGTTGGAGGTTATAACCTCATGCTCATGACATAAGGCTTCCAGAGTGTCGTTAATACAATTAAGCAAACACATGGTAGACCTGTCACATTTATTAACGATTTCCACTGTTTGCGAATGATCTTCGAACATATCTGAAATACCACATCGCTCAACGGGTTTAGGTTGGCTAACAATAATTTGCTTGCATTCCTTCTCCGTACCTATCGCTTCGACTGGTTCTGGTGTTGTTGGTGGTGTCTTCATTGTTTGACCTGACTCACGATTGGTCCACCAATTGAGGAACCGCTCATGGTCTTCAGGCCCCATTTCTTCGGTCTTGGGGTTTGCCCAAGCATCGGGGCCTTCAATGTCCCTGATGTCATCGAACCGGTAGGACCCTGCACTAGTACCAACCATAATGTGGTTGGTATTTCCTTCAGAGTAAACAAAGACTTTTGAGGCCGGCCCTTCTCGGGCCCAGTCATGTCCACGAGAATCGAATTCTTCCATTCTAGCAGAAAGCCAGCTATTCAATGCTGAATCCTTACCAGATTTCTTACGATCCTCAAAATCGTTGTACATGGGTTCTTTACCACCCCTAGGGGTGGTTTTGGTGTCTCCCACGATGCGTTTCTTATTGTGTTTTCCTTGTCTCTCTTGTACAGTAATAGCACTCAACCAAAAGATCAAAGATCCATGGTTGGTCTTTCGGGAAGGGTAGGATCCTATATGAAAACCTACAACTTGACCCCTACTTATGAGCGGCGTTCCTGACCACGTAGGCAAAGAAGACGCACTATGATAGCATGACCAAGGTCGGGAGCCACGCGTTAAAGTCCCAACTGACATTACCTTCTCGCTGTCCTTGCTGTAGCCATAAAGGCAAACTGGGGCATTGATAATGGCTGTTGCAGTGTTGAACTTAGTGACTCCGAGTCTCGTCCACAACGCTTCGTTCTTTATCTTGATTAAGGCCATGTCATTGCTCCATTCGGGGCTAGACAGAACCACTTCCAGATCAGTGGATTGCAGCTGTATGGCTTTACCACCATGTTGTATTGTAACAGGTGCTCCATCAGCCTCAAGGTTGGCATTCATACTTTCCCAAACATGAAACACGGTCGCTAGAACCGTGCCATTCTGGTACTCGATACGGGAACCCATGCCGATGTGTTCTTCACCACAGTGAATCTCGACAATGCCATTGGGCCACTCGCTCTTTGTAAATGTAGAACCCTGAACAGCCATTTCTGGTTGGGTAATAGCAGAGTCTTTAAGCACTGCCACCTCAGGGGTTTCCACTCTAACCTCAAGAACTTTGCCACAATAAGTGACCTCAATGTAAGCTCCATTAGAGTCATATCTTAGGGGCCCTTCAACACTGAGTTTAGGTTTCGGGATAACGGTCACAACACGACCTCTAGTACGCAGGTAATCCCAC